AAATCATTGTTCTCAAATAGTTGCGTGTCAGGTAAAGGAAAAGTTTGGAACGTTACGGTTTTACGTAGAAAGCGCGGGAGAGGAACAATCCGCAGCAATACGATTCGCGGAATTTTTATCAGGAAATATCTGCGAACTTTGTGGCTCAACAAATCAGGTCGAACAGAACGAAAGTGGATGGATCAAGACGCTATGTACATGGTGTCGGGAAGACAACAATGGGAAAGCACAGAACACGTAAACTTAAAAGACCTTCCGATAAATTACCACCTAAAAAATTGCAGGCTGCATGGGATGACTACTTAGACGCAGAAGTGGGAAAAAATGGAGCACGTCCCCGGTGGGAAGTATTAATCGACTCAAAAACGATAGACTTTTTTGTCTTTGAGCAGATTCAACAACTTGAGCAGGAAACAGGAACGTCAAGATCAGAGGTCTACCTAGAAGCCTGCAATAACGTAATCAATCGACTCCCGCTGTTGCAGCGAAAACCTCTGAAATATTATTTTGGGGTCGGGGTCGAATCTCCTATGACAGAAGATGAAATCGCAAAAGAATTGGGAATCAACCAATCAAATGTAGCGAGAAGAATTGAACGTGCCGTAAAAAATTTACGAGTGCTGATACGAAAAGAATTAGCAAATGTAGTGAGGGAGAAACTAAATGACAGAAGTGAAGAGGCCGAAAAAGCTGACGACAGTAGTTTATGATTTGGAAATATGTGAGAACGGTCACATCACTCCGAAGGAAGGTAGTAAGCGGGAGATGACTTTGATAAAACACAAGTGCGGAGACTACACCTACGAGGATGCTAACTTTTGTAGTTGGTGCGGCTCCGAACTGAACAAGAAGACAGACTGACCATTGTATTAGAAAAATAGGCATAAGTTTGCATATAAGTGAGGTAGTTTATTTGTCTGCATTTTATAATATAGAGCACAAAATGAATAGCATCGAGAAGGAAAAGATACGTAAAGGTGTACTAGAAATCACGAACCGCGTGAAGAAATTCGGACGGGCCAGCGAAGCATTAAAAATTAACGTAGACCTCGTAATAACGGGACAAGAAGCGATCAACTATAAAGTGATGAAGCTATTCGCTTCGTCTGAGATTACAGATCAAGAGCTAATCAATCTGATATTCAAACTGGGCATTAAGAATGGTGCAGAACTTCTTAAGATTTTGGCGCTAAAAAACGAGATTCAAATATAATGCCATTCGAGAGTTTCGTGATACCCCCAAAAGAACCGAAAAAAGCAGAACAGGGAAAATACATATGTAACGCACGAATCAAGATGGGCACCGAAGAAGCATACTGCGAACAACTGGCAGACGGAGATACGAGATGCCCCGATCACAACACGTATGAAAAGCTAAGAGTAGCAAGAGAAGAAGCAAGACTGAGACGAGTTGCAGACCCTACATCAGTAGGCGAACGGGTAGCAGAGTTAGAGAAAGACAAAAGGAATCTGACAAGGCTAGATGAACTGGTATACAATTCACTAGCAACCCTACAGGAACTTGAAAAGAGATTTCCACTCGCTACTGTTTCATCTGGTGATGCACTCGCAATCTCCAGACTCAGGGAAAAACACGCGGCGCTTGTCCACCAAAGAGTCGATCTAGAACTGAAGCTGAAAACGCTACTAGATGCTGACTTTATATACGAGACGGCCGCGAAGTTGTTTGAGAAAAATATAACAGACAAGAATACGCAGAGAATCCTAATGGAAGGGATAGCTACCATGTTAGATAATCTCGTCCAAAGCGGAAACGCTGTGCCACACGACGACTCAAGGTAACGGGCAATCCCTGACATGACTCTGACACGTCCTGTCATGCCCTGACATAGAATCTATGACAGAATACTATAGTCAGTTAGTGAGAGAAGATTACCCTGATGACTCAGGCGATTCCATATGGGAAGAAGTCCCTGTATCATACGAAGAATTTTATAACAAGGACACAGGCTACATTAGAGAACCATTCTTTCCCATTCAATCTGAATTCGCGGGGGCTATGCTCGGAGAAGACCCGAAAGAGTGGAGCACAGAGTACACAGAGGGACAGGCATACTGGGGCAAAGGATCGGGAAAAGATAGAACGGCAGCAAAGATTCTCGTGTACGTATGTTATAAATTAATGTGCATGAGAAACCCGATGCAAGTTCTCAGCGCGGGTGCTGAAGAAATTCCCTCAGTCGAAGACAAGCTAGAAATCGGGAACGTCTGTATCAATGCAAGACTCGCGGAAAAAGTCTTCTTCAAATACTTCACCATGCTCCTGCGGGCCTGTCGTGACCCAAAGACGAGAAAGAATTGGTTCGTAGAACGAGGGCTCGACCTGCGACGTGACGTACATAAGAGAGATGTTGAATTTCCCGGGAACATCACCGCACACTCCCTGGATAGTGAGAAGTATACGGGTGAAGGGCTGAATCTATTCTTTGTCGTGTTCGATGAGATTGCGGGCTTCGATGTGAATGGGGCAGAAGAATTGTACGACGCTCTAGTATCCACCGCACGGTCACGATTTCCCAGGTTCATGAAGATTCTGCTGCTGTCGTACAAACGAAGCGACGGCGACTTTATGAATATCAGATACGAGGCAGCAGAGAACGAACCAAGAGTCTTCAGAAGCAAAGCGTCTACGTGGGAAGTCAATCTCAAGAGAACGAAAGACGATTTTATAGAAGATTATCTAAGAGACCCCGAAACAGCAGAACGAACATACGAGTGTGAGGGCAGAACATCGAGCAAAGATGCCTTCATACGACAGACCAATCGAATCAGTCAGGTCATCAACAATTCGGGACTAAGCAATCCTGTCGTTGGCGATATAATCTCCACTCTTAATCTGCGCTCTATACAATTTAAAGAGTCCTTCAAGCCCCTGCCCCAAACAGCATATTATGTTCACGTTGACTTGGCTCTTGGGAAGCGAGGCGGAGATAGATGCGGTATCTCGATGGGACATTTCGAACGTGGCATGACGATCAATCTGTCAGATGATTTTATCAAAGCACTATCGGAAGAAACCGGATTCAGTGAAAAGAAATTTAAAGAGCAAGTCGGACGTGAGCGTATCGGAGTAGTAATCGATCTCGCGCTTCAAATTAGGGCTCCGAAAGGTGGAGAGATGCTATTTGAAGAAGTGCGAAACTTCATTGAGACGCTACGTCGAGTACACAAGTTTCCGATCCACTGGGTAACGTATGATGGCTGGCAGTCAACGGATTCGATTCAGCTACTACGCAAATCGGGTGTCAATGCAGAGGAATATAGCGTTGACAAGACCCCAGAAGCATATACAACATTAAAGAACCTCATATACGAGGGCGTATTCCGATTCTATAATCACCGTATTGCGATTCGGGAGATGGAAGAACTAATCATCGTAGATACGGGAAAGAAAACGGGCTCCGTGTTAAAGTTTCGTGTTGACCATCCAGACAAGTCAGCACAACGAGCCAAGCATGAAGACAGAATCAACAAAGGCTCGAAAGATGTAGCAGACGCAATAGCAGGTGTTGTGCGACTGTGCATTAAATACGGAAAAAGCTCGTTTAAATTCTGGGCAGGTGATATGCCCGGGGTTGTAGAGAGGGATAAAGACGCACCACGAAAATCGCCCCACGCTGTACAACGCTTCGAAAGCGAATATCTGGTGAAGTACGGAGAGAAGCCGCCAGATTGGTACAGGAGAAAGACAAAATGAGGTTCTTAAATGAGTGTGTCCAAAGTCGAAAAACCTATACGCACAATTCGCGCTAACTCTGGCGCTATGTGGTGTGAGTCATGCGAACATCAGACTGTCGCAACCCACATAACGACACGAATCTACAAGGGCGGTAAAGAAGTCGAGCGACAAGTATGCTCAGACTGTGAAAACATTCAAGAGACCGAATACTTCAAAGGGCCAACAACGAGGATTAAGAATAAGAAATGACTAGATTTACTTGTGAAGTAGGCCGCGTCAACAGGTGGAAGAACTTCCTACGATCTGTCAGTTGGAAGTTTCGATACTGCGCGAGTTGTCGTAGACAGTTGAGACTTCGTGAAACGCGACATGATAAATTTTGTTTTACGTGTCTGTGCAAACCAGAATTACAGATTTGGGTTATGTGTGCAGGCGAACCTATTAACTTGGTCGAAGCTCTTGCCGAAAGCAAGATAAATCGGGAGAAATAATGAAAGAGACTACTAAAGTTATGTCTACCGAAGAACTTGTAGACTACATGGACGAGTGGTTCGAGAAATCCAAGAGCAGCTATACCGAGGATGAGCATACGGAGGTTCATGTTAATCATATAATGGGAGATGTGCTGAATCTCATGAAAGTGGTTCGCGCTCTCGCTAAGGGGCTCAATAACCTTGAGAATAGGAGTAGAAGATAATGCCTGGATGCGGCGAAGAAGTACCGAAAGAATTGACTGAGGCTTTGAGTAAGCTAGAGGGAGGAGCTACTACGGGGCCGCTCCCCGACATTCAAGAAGATACCAACAAACCATTTGTGCGGGATATGCAAATTGACGAGCTTGAGGAATTGATTGAGAAGTGTGTGCGGCGGGTGCTTCAAGGTGAAGACATTAAACGAGAGTTTGAAAAACTTAGAGCAGCGGAGAAACGATGAGCACAACAATTGATACAACGTGCAACGCTAATCCACACGGGAATGTTCATTGCTATCATGTTCGAACGTGGTTAACTGCGAGACAAAAGGATTCATGCTGCTGGTGCGGGCAATCTAAACCCCAACCTATAATTCCTCCGCACGGGCCGTATCATCAAGACTCGTGCTCATCTAGCTCATGAAACTTCGTAGCTCTACTGAGGTATATCGAGAATTTAACGAACTGTGCGAGATTAACGATCTCAGCGCACTAAGCGGAGATAGTGTTAGAAAACTATTGAACGATAAGACATTGAGTTTACGTCTCTGCAAGCTTCACATTGAAGCCTCATCTGCGGTGCGTAGAGAGCGGGGCGAAAAAGACTGGCTCCCTTGGGGAATCAAATCAATCAAAAAGTTTAAGGCGCTAATAAAATGACACCAGGAGAAGTTGCTTCAGTTGGAGTTTTATACATTCTATACACCATCTTCGTAATGTTTATCGGTATGTTCTTTGGTGCTACGCTCATGGCTTCATACTTTACACGTCAGATGCACAGAATACACAACGAACTGACACAAAAGCTGCTTGCTCCCCCTCCGCTTGAAAAGGGCGACGAGTGGAAGAAGAACGCAGAAGACGAAGCGTGGTTACGTAAGCAACTTGACAACGAGAAAGACAACGACGAGAATAAGGAGACACAATGACTCGTGAAGTGATACAGAAAACCTTAGACAACACAAATGTTAAAGAGGCGAGAGAAGCAGCTACGGATTTGAAAGTATTTGGAGATGGTGACAGGTGGGTACTGCTGTGCAAGGCATCATCTCAGGTACAGGGCTGGATGAAATCGACAAAGGTTTGTAACGTGCCGGGTGGCTGTGTTATGCAAGCCACAACGCAGCAGAGAAATCCTGATGGCTCATACGCCCTCGCGGAAGCTCTAACTTACATACCCGGAGTGTCAATCGGAGAAGACGGCGAAGGCAACCGAATTTTAGCACGAGATTAGATCGTGTAAGGAGGTCGATAAAATAATGTTTTGGCTAGTTGTTGGTATTGCTATTGGCGCTGCCGGTATGTATTGGGCGGTACAAAAGGGACACGTTAACCCATAATGTTATTTATGGCGGGATTCACAGTAGGGGTTATCATAACGACCTTCGTAATGATATTTGTAGTAGGTGTTGTGACAGGCTTCGAGACAGTACCTAAAAAATAAGCAATGGACTCTGAATACGTGGGCAACTTTTAATCGCAAAGGAGAAGTGAATGTTTGATCTACTGGCTGATTTTTGTTATCGCGTCTCCGGTTATATTTGGAGACTAGGGATGAGACTTAGAAACATAGAGTTAAAGAGACAAGCTAAGAAACCCATGGAGATAGTCTGATGAAGAACGTTGAGTTAGCTATGGGAATTGGTCACATTGGTCAGCATATCGTAGACTTCTCGCTGTGGGTAAATGATCGATACCCTAGAAATTGGGTAACGGGGCTTCTTCTGCATATCGCGCTCCCGTTTCTCAACCTCCGAAATTGGATGCTTGGAATCAAAACCAACAAGGAGAAATGAATGTTGTTAGAGCGACTAATAGGAAGCATGGGCACAGCCACCAGAGATTATGCAGCAATCGAGACTAGCTTAGATAAGACTAGGTGGATGTCATCTCGCTTAC